CTTAAACACTTTGGATGCCCATGCCTACGCTGCTTTGTATCTGCTTTCCTCTTGGTTTGAGGGTGAAAGCCTCCAATACCAAGGACACGACGAATCAGCCGATGGCAAGGGCTGGTGTTTTTCTTTCCGTTTTGTATGACTGACGAACAACTAGAAACGATGGAACATTACGAAAGAATCCGTCAACTATTAAAAGATAGCGGGGAATACTTAAATAGTGAAATCGATGATCAAACCATCTACATTCTCAACCACCGCTTCTACTTTCCCGAGTATTTCTAATGCTGAAGCCCACTCAATCCGCCTTGACGTTTCACATTAAAGACGCGCAAGCTTTTTATTGCGAACAAGATGACAGCATCCACGTTTACGGCGACGCCGATGGTTGCGAAGAAAAACTTTGCATCGAAGGCATCACTGCAAACATGGTGTTTATGTTTGCTAGAAACACTTTATGCGCTGGTGATCATGTCTTAGCTCACATCGACAGGAACAAATGCAATGTAAACATGGCGAAAGAAATGATAAAGAACTTGCAACATTTTGTAGAAACAACTGACGCTAAGTAAACACAACAATATCTCAACATTGCCTCGCTTTGCGGGGCTATTTTTTTTGTCAAATAATATATTAAAAAACATTAACATTACTTGTAATCAGTGAGGTTGTGTGGTTGTGTTCACAATCACGGGGCTGGCTGCTGCTCCTACGTTTTTAAATCTAAAGCCATGCTAAAGAAAGGGAGCACACGTTACAACCTGTAAGGTTAAAGAGTAGACAGTTTGTGGCTGTGTCCACCTTGCAAGCTGAGTGAAACCCGCTATTGTCTTTGGTGTGAGGGGCAAACATTAAGCCTTTCATACAAAGCACCTGGACAACTAAAGAAGTGAGGTAACAATGAATGCTGAAGCATTAATTCAGCAAGCCATTGCGGATCAACGCATTGGTTTAATCACACGGCAACAATTACTTTCAATTGTCTACAAACTAGACAGGAGGTCATTCATTCATGGAACCAAAAAGTAAGTCATTTGACGATGACTATTTTATACGTAATGCAATTCTTTGTTGGATGCATTACTATCCAAACCACAAATGGACACCAATCTATGAGGAACTAAGCAAGCGCGAATCCTATGTGTCAGTTCAACCCGAGCCCAAGCCCAAGTCCAGACCAGCTCGAAGACGAAAACCTGCAACAAAACCTGAATGATTACCAAGTAGTATTATCTAGTGGTGAATGTATCTACATTCTTGCCGCCAATTCAGAAGAAGCTGCATGGTTAGCTTTAGAATTGTCCGAAGATAACAACACAAAGATTGCTGATGTAATTGAAATGGGTAAAAAGTATTTTCCAAATAACTGGAAACGGTTTAAAGATGCTCCTGCTGATAACTTTGAAGCCATTGATTATGATGTCTTCATGGAATGGAAAGTAGCAGGATGGGAAATCAACAGTAACTACAACGTAATCATCAGGGCAACTAATGTACACAACAGTAAAGTTGTCGAACACGTATACAAACGTGAAAGTGCAGCAGAATCTAAGATCCAAGAATATTTAAACACATTGGATCATGAGTTAGTCATCTGCACACATGACAAGATTTACTATGTACACCCTGAAATGTTTGAAGGTGATGAAGATGAATGAAAAGATGATCAATGACTTCATCAAAGAGGTCAAGAATCATCCTCATCGTGAAGAATTAATAGAGTTAATGATTTCACAACTTGAAGACATGAACTCTGTTAAGTATTTAGAGTTAAATGCCGACAGAATCTGAAATTACAGAACAGATTAAACTTGAACGAGAACAGATTCGGCTAGGGCTTGAGGCTTTACATGACAACACAGCTAATCTTGAAAGCAAAGACTATGCCAGTGCTTCTGTGTATGGTGTTGCTTCAATCCAACAATTAATTCCTCTTGTGGTTAAGTGTATTAACCAAACAAGAGCAAGAATTAAAAAAGGAAAAACAGGAGCTGCATTTAAGGAGATACACACATATCTTCATGATGTAAAACCTGAAGTTTTAGCTGCTATTGCTTGTAAAATTACTATTGACAAAGTCTTTAGTACTAAACCAAACGCTAGTCAATTACAAAACGTTGCAGATTGCATTGGTCAAGCTGTTGAAGATGAGTGCAAATTATGCTTTTATCAAGCTAATGTGCCAGGATTACTTCACAAAATAAAAGAGAACTACTTCCATTCATCTATTGGCACTCAACAAAAAGTACGAGTCATTACCACATTAATGAATCGTTATAATGTTCCACATTGGAACAGTTGGGGACGTGTCAACAGAGTAAAGCTTGGGGGTTGGTTACTTGACAATGTATTCAATGCAAGCCAATGGTTTGAGCGACAAACAAGAAGAGAGGGTAAAAAAACTGTCATTTATGTAGTTCCCTCCCTTGATTTTTTGTTGCAAAAAGATGCATTGATGGCAACAGCTGAGCTATTCAGCCCGATTGCTTGGCCAATGCTCATTGAACCTAACGATTGGGGTCAAAACAAAGATGGTGGCTACCTTCTCAACGAGGTGATGCAAGGCTACTCCATGGTACGACGGGGTGATCCCTGCCGTATACAGGGGGAACAACCCATAGACTTTTTGAACAAGATTCAAAAGGTTGCTTACACCTTAAATCCTTTCATCGTCAACGTTGCTGAGACGTTGCTTGACAAAGGAGTTGAGGTAGGAAAGTTTGTCCCTGTTGTTGAATTACCTTTGCCTCCAAAACCTGTTGACATTGCTGAGAATTATGATTCAAGGCTTGACTACAGGAGAAAGGCAGCAGAGGTATGTAACATCAATGCACAAGCATTTCAAAAATCATGTAGAACACGCATGACAATGAATGCAGTAAAGCAATTCAAAAACAGGAAGAAGTTTTACATTCCGTGGTCATTTGATTACAGAGGTAGAGCTTATCCAATCCCTGCATTTTTGACACCTCAAGACACTGACTTCGGTAAATCACTTCTAAAATTTCATCAAGAAGCATTTGTCACACCTGAAGCAGAGCAATGGTTAGCTTTTCAAGTCGCCACCACTTACGGACTTGACAAAGCAACAATGCAAGAACGTCTTGATTGGACACATGACAACATAACAATCATCAAAGCAGTTGCTACAGATCCAATCAACAACTTACCTGAATGGGAAGCTGCTGATGAACCTTGGCAATTTCTTGCTGCCTGTGATGAATACTATCAATGTGTCATTGCTTGCAAACGTCAACACACAGGATTACCTGTTGCTACAGATGCAACATGTAGTGGTCTACAAATTCTTGCAGGATTAGCACGGGATGCCAGTACAGCAAAACTTTGCAATGTACTGCCAAGTGATAAACCACAAGATGCATATAAAGTAGTTGCAGAAACAGCTAAACCAGACTGTCCAGAATCTATCCAACCTTACATGGATAGAAAAACAGTCAAACGTGTTGTTATGACTGTTCCTTACAATGCAAAACCATTTTCAAATAGAGGCTACATACGTGAAGCACTATCTGAAAAAGGTGTTGAAATAAGTAAGGAAGATTTAACTGCAACTGTCACTGCAGTCAGAAAAGCCATGGACAAGATTGTTCCAGGTCCTATGGCTGTAATGAAATGGATTGAAAAAGAAGTTGCGAATGCTATTGATGAAGGCTTTACTGAATTGACGTGGTCAACACCTTCGGGTTTTGTTGTCACTCAAAAGCTAATGAAATCACAACTCACTGTTGTCGAGTTGCAATTACTTGGTCGATGCCAAATTAAAATTGCTACTGGTGACACAGAGACTGTGGATCGAATGCATCACAAAAACGCAACAGCTCCAAACCTCATCCATTCACTTGATGCTTCTTTGTTACACCTATCTACATTACGCTTCAACGCTCCGATTTCCCTCATACACGACTCGGTACTTTGTCGTGCTACTGACATGGGTGTTTTATCAACCATTATTCGTGAAACATACATGCACTTATTTGCGGAGCATGACTATCTAACAACCTTTGCAAAACAAATCAACGCAAAGACTAAACCACCGATGATCAACACACTTGAACCATCATCGGTCATTGATTCCACCTATTTTTTCTGCTAATGGCACGAACTATCATTAAAACTGAACAGCCTGTTGTTCTTGAAGGATTTCAAGCTGTACTGCAACCCGGCAAGTTTGGTTACAAACTATCTGCTGTGGTCGGTCAAGACCTTATTGATCAACTTGAAGAAGATCGCATTGAAAGCCTTAAATGGGCTGAATCCAAACTAAAGAACCCAAAGCGTTCAACACTTAAGGTTGAACCTTGGGAAGAAAAGGCTGAAGGTCAATACATGGTTAAGTTTTCGTGGAATGAAGAAACGAAACCACCTATTGTTGACACAGAAGGCACTCTGATTACTGATCCTTCAACACCGCTTTACTCTGGTAGTAAAGTTAAACTTGCTTTTGTTCAAAAGCCATACATCCTGAAAGATGGTGTGACTTATGGAACTAGCCTTAAACTTAAAGCTATCCAAGTTGTAGCATTGTCATCTGCTGCTGGCATTGATGCTGGTGATATGGATGATGTTGATGCTGCAGAGCTGTTTGGAAAAACTAAAGGTTTCAAAACATCTGAACCGAATGTGGTTCCCTTTGAAACTGTTGAAAATGAGGATGACTTCTGATGATTGAACTTGACATTTTTAAAAACGAAGAGCTTGGTCTTTACCAATGCAACATGACCGCTAAGCTTCCACCTATCTCCGTGACTAAGTACAAGAAATCTCGTGATGACTTCCGTTATGAGATGCAACGTGCAGTTAATGAGATTGTGGATGAGCTGATTGAACAGGCATTGGAAGACGCATAATGGCATTCCGCTCCAAGCTTGAGGAGAAGGTTGCTGATTTACTTGTCGATCTAAATGTCAAATATGAATATGAAACCGTCAAGGTGGATTATGTCATCAAGCATAAATACTGCCCAGACTTCATCCTTCCAAATGGAGTCTGGCTGGAATGTAAAGGGTATTGGGATGCTGCTGATCGACGTAAGATCAAAGCAGTAAAAGAACAAAACCCAGACATAGATCTTCGGATGGTATTTCAAGCACCCTTTAACACTATCAGTAAAAAGTCAAAAACAACCTATGCTTCTTACTGTGACAAACTTGGTATTCCTTGGTGTTCTTTTGCAAACATCCCTCTTAAATGGCTTTTATGACATACGGTACACCCGAGTTTTACAAAGAACGCTTCATGGACTTTCTAGCTGATGCACAATTTGATGAGCCTGAGTATGGTGAAGCAATTATCAAAGGGTTTTTGTTAGCCCTAGATGATTGGAAATCATACCATGCAAATCAAGCAACACATTATGCAGAACTCAGAGAGCGAATTTATTCGCCATTTACCTTGTCCTGAATGTGGTTCGTCTGATGCAAATAGTATTTACACAGATGGACACGAACATTGCCATAAATGTGGCTATCACACATTTGGTGATGGAACAATTGCAACTCAATCTACCAAAATGAATGATGTCAAGTTACAAGGATCTGCCACCCGCATATCCAACAGAAACATCAGCGAACAAACAGCAGAGTTCTTCAAAACCTACAAAGATGGACAACTTCTACGCCACTATTATTACGACGTGGATGGAGTTCTTGTTGGGGCTAAAGTAAGAACAACAGGCAAGGACTTTCGGTGTGAGGGTGTTGTCAAAACACTCTTTGGTATGCAGAATTTCCGTCACAAAACAACAGGCAAAGTACAAAAGCTTGTCATTGTTGAAGGTGAGATGGATGCTATGTCAGTTTGGGAGGCACAACCTGGGTGGGCTGTTGTCTCTATTCCTAATGGAGCAGCCTCTGCAAAGAAAGCGATCCAACATAACTATGAATGGATCAATTACTACGATAAAATTGTCCTGTTTTTTGATAACGATCAAGCAGGCCAAGAAGGCGCTAAGCAAGCCGCTAGTGTCTTACCACCTGGAAAAGTTTTTATCGGCTTTCTAGACGATTACAAAGATGCCTCAGAGGCTTTACAGGATAACAACACTGAAGCCATCCGAGCTGTTTGTAATTACGACCACGTTCAATACAAACCTGAAGGCATCATTGATGCCAAAAACTTACTTGATGTCATCACCACACCATCACCAGCAGCAGATCATGACTACCCATTTCAAGGATTACAAACAAAGCTTCACGGGATCAGGTATGGAGAGCTTGTCACAATCACTGCAGGATCTGGTATCGGTAAATCCTCATTCTGTCGTGAACTTGCAACTAACCTTCTTAACAAGGGGGAACGGATCGGTTATTTGGCGTTGGAAGAATCCAACCGTCGTACAGCCCTAGGGTTGATGTCAGCATCCGTTGGTAAGTCACTACACATTGGAGAACATGAACGATCTACCCTCACCCAAGCGTATCAAGACACTATTGCTAATTGGAATCTCTATCTTTTCGATGGTTTCGGTAGCTTTGATCCTGATGTCATCTACAACCGGATCGAATATCTGGCTGCTGGACTCGACTGCAGGGTTATATTTTTAGATCACTTGTCAATCCTACTCAGTGGTCTTGATGGTGATGAAAGGAAAATGATTGACACGACAATGACACGGTTACGTTCACTTGTTGAACGGACTGGTATTGCAATGTTTCTTGTTAGCCATTTGCGACGCACACAACAAGATAAAAATCATGAAGAAGGAGCAAGAGTCACCCTCGGACAGCTTAGAGGAAGCGCTGCAATCGCTCAACTTAGTGATGCAGTCATTGGATTGGAACGCAATCAACAATCCGACAAAAATGGAAGCGATACGACAGTTAGAGTCCTTAAAAATAGGCATTCTGGCGAAGTTGGTGTCGCCTGTGTTTTGAATTACGATTTATCCACTTGTAAATTTAATGAAACTGAAACAGAACCCGAAGTTGGTTCAGAATTTGATTTCTGAAGTAGAAAAAGAGCATCCATTTATCGCTCAACCGCCTAATCCACCGACCCCTGAAGCAATCAAAAAAGCGCAGTTCAAAGACAAAACTTACCGCTGGAATGGTCGCTAAACTTATCTTAATTGATGGTTTAGTTTTGATTACAAACATTTTTATTTGTGCTGGCGTTATTCGTCATTGGAACGATGTTAATTTTTGACCTTGAAACAGATGGTCTTTTAGATGATGTTACCAAAATCCACTGTCTTGTTATTCATGACAGTCAAGCCAATCAAACACTTGTCTACAATGATGAAGGAAGTACTGAACCGATTGTCAGAGGCGTTCAACGTTTGGAGGACGCTCAAGTCATCACAGGGCACAATGTCATCGGATATGACATACCCTGCATTCAAAAGGTTTACTCTTGGTTCGATCCTAAAGCACTAATTATTGACACGCTATTGCTTTCCCGTTTGTATCATGCAGACATGTTGGGATGGGATAGTGCAACCAGATGGAAAAACATGCCTTCACAAATGCATGGTCGTCATTCTCTTGAATCTTGGGGGTACAGGCTAAATGAATTTAAAGGTTCATTTGGTAAAACCTCTGATTGGAAAGAATGGAGCCAAGAAATGCAGGATTACTGCATTCAAGATGTAAACGTCACCAAACAATTATGCGACCATTTCCACCCCTACCTGAGTGGGTTGCTTTAGAACATGACATTGCAAAAATCCTCACTCAACAAGAATTGCATGGATGGTATTTTGATGAACGCGCTGCATGGAAACTTGCATCTACTCTCCGATCAGAACTTGAAGAAACTTATCAAATACTACGCAACAAACACCCTTTCGTTCACGGACCGGTGTTTACTCCTAAACGAAATAACAAATCAGCTGGGTATGTAGAGGGCGCTCCCTTCACACGATTGAAAGAACTTAATCCAACATCAAGGGATCATATTGCATGGATATTAGAGAAAAGACATGGATGGAAAGCAACACATCTGACGCCAACCGGCAAACCAATTATCGACGAAGTAATTCTAAAGGATATTGGGTCGGAGATAGCTTTGTTATTTCTGAAATGTCTCGATATTACAAAGAAATTGGGGATGATCTCGGAAGGCGCGAACGCATGGCTGAAGCTATGTACGAATGCTAATCGTATCCATCACCATTGTTCTGTTGCAACTCACACTCATCGTTGTGCACACCGTAAACCAAATTTAGGACAAGTACCAAGTGACCCAGAATACAGAAAACTGTTCTTGCCAACCCCAGGTCAAATTATGGTTGGTGCTGATCTTGCAGGTATTGAACTCAGGATGCTTGCTCATTATCTTGCTCGGTTTGACAAAGGTCGTTACGCTGACATCCTCCTTAACG